ATAAACCTATTGCTAAAATAGGTAATTTGATTTGCACAGAATCTAAATTTCAATTTAATGATATTATAGGGGCTGATAACTTCCCCACAGAATTAAAAGTTAGCATAACAGTAGAACATGGCAGACCTAGAGATGCCGGGGATATTCAATCTATGTTTAATGAAGGACAAGGTAGAATTTATTATCCTCCAAAAGGCCTTGGTGAAGTTCTTAATGCGTCTTCATCTACCGAAAACTCCAGAAATGATACTTCATGGAAAACGGGTAGTGCAGCTCCATATGCAAGAGATACTAAAACTGTAGGATTATTCACAGGTTCTTCCAGTGATTTTGATTCATTGGTAGGGTCAATAAAAAATACCAAGACTGGATTGACAGAAACTGGCAAAACAGCATGGAATTTAGCAGATAAAATGTTTTTGCGAACAGCAGGAAGCCGTAAATAATTATGAACTTAACAGTATTCGATTTAAAACCTCTGTTTAAGAAAAATGGAGAAAATATAGTAGATCTCACATATCCAAGTGTTAGATATAATTATGATCCTGAAATAGTAGGATTAGTAGTAATGAATAACCAAATGGTGATGAGACCGGATCTAGTATCTCGAGCAGGATACGGTTCTACTGATTTATGGGATATGATCCTCAAGTATAATGGATACTCGAACCCATTTGCAATAGCAGAAGATGATATTTTCCTTGTACCGTCATTAACTGACATGAACGATCAACTTGCACCTTCGGGAGCCCAAGATGTTTTTGCAGACACAGTAAGAAGCCAATACATAGATGTTTCTAAGAAAGCTCAATCTGATCCTAAACTTGCATTGGCAGAAACCCAAAGGAAAGATGCTCAAATAAAAGTAGCCGAAGGTATAGGATTGCCTTCAGTAAATAATTTACCCCCAAATATAGCAGAAGCTGGAGATAGAGAAATTGTAATCAAAGGTGGAAAAATATATTTTGGTCCAGATGTTTCAAAAGGTAAACAAGAATGTGAAGTTCCATTGACAAAAAGTGAATTTATTGCAAAACTAATCAAAAACCGATTAAAAAATGGCTAATGAAAAACAGCTTATAAGAACGTTAACACAGCCAACTATCATACTAGATGATCTGCAATTTGCTGACATGGAATCGGGGACTTCTCCTCAACATGGCGCTCCAGAAACAGCTTCTAAACCATCTAAACAATACGGTGGAGCATTTCCACTAGTCATGGTAAATAAGTTTGCATTTCAGACTGCACAAATACAGAGATTGATATTATCATCATCCGGTGTGAGACCGTACGTTAGTATAGAAATTCTGGTTACTGACAAATCATTTTATTCTACATCGTTTCCAAAAGATGGTGACTTAGTTTCAGTGTTCATACGAAGCAAATCAGATCCATTTAAACCTATTAGAAATGATTATGAAATAACAAGTGTTGACGTGCATCAGCCTGCTGGATCCGGAGAAAATGATTATGATACAATGATAATTTCAGGATCCCTTAGAATACCAGGGTTTGATGCAGTAAAGTGTTTTTCTATAAAAGACACTTCATATAGAGCTGCTTTAAAAGTCGCAACAGACTTGAAATTAGGATTTGCATCCAATGAAGTTAACACTACAGATTCACAAACTTGGATTTGTCCTAATGAAAAAGTTAAAAATTTTCTAGACGAAATTGTATTATCTTCTTGGAAAGATGAGAAAAGTTTTTATAAATACTTCATAGATCATTATTATATTATGAACTATGTCAATGTAGAACCTTTATATTCTGAAAAAGCTGATATAGAAGAAGCTATATCGATGCTTAGAATGTCTCAAGATTATGGGAAAGACTCTCAATTACATAAAACTTTATCTAAAACAGTGCTGAGTAATTGGGATGAGATCAGTCAAACACAGTTTTTTATGACTAGCCACTCGCTCATAAACAATGCGTCTTCTGTGAATATGAGACATGGATACAAGAGATATTCCCAGTATTACGATGCTTTATTAAAAGAAAATCAATCGCTATTTGTTGACCCGAAAACTACTGAAGGAGCAGAAAAAGATAAACAATTACTTAAAGGTAGACCCAATGAAGATTTCTATAAAGAACAAATAAATACTAAGTGGATGGGTGTGCAATACGGTAAAGATGGCGAGAACTGCCATCCAAAGTATAACTATGCTAAAGTTAATAATTTTCAAAATTCTGTTCATATTGAAAAAATGGGACTAAGAGTTACTTTGGCCAATGCTAACTTCAATTTACGAAGAATGCAAACTGTTCCGGTAGTTATAGTCATCAAGAGTGATACTGTTAGGAAAATAAAGAACGAAGAGATAGATGAAGCTGAAGAAAAATCTAAACCAAATCCAAATGAGCCGAATAGAACAAAATCTGCTTTAGATGCCGAGTCTACTCCATTCTCAATAGATAAAACAATAAGCGGATTTTACACAATAGATAGTATAGAGTACATTTATGAAAAAGGAAATTTTCATCAAGAGTGTATAATGTACAGAAGAGAGTGGCCAACACCACCACAAACACACCCATAATTCATGGCATCGAAGCATTTAGATAAGTTAGTTAAATCGTTCATTTCAGGGTCTTCTAACCCCGCAGGGACATTTGACAAGTTTAAAGATTTACAGGATCCTACGTATATGTCATTTAAGCTTGACTTCTTCCCTGACATGGGAATGAGCATACCAGATGACTTATATTCAACAGGTGGATTATTTAGAAAAAATACTTCTGTTGGATTGACAGACTATGGATTTGGTGATAGCGCAGCAGGATACTTTGAACGAATAGGATCTCCATCTAGACAACATTATCTTGAAATATTTTCAAATTTATTATACCGTATACAAGAAGATGCGCCTTGGTACTTTCAATCAGTCACAGGATTAAGTGATCTTTATAAAATAGATCCAGCAAATAACTTTAGAGGTAAAGATAAAGTTTTGACTATAGAATGCTTAGAATCCATAGATTTAAGAATGTCTTTACTGGCAGATACTTATCGAAATCTAGCATTTGAAGTACAAGGTATGAGAGAAGTGTTGCCCATAAATCTTAGAACTTTTAACATGCATGTGCATGTCTTAGAGTTTAGAAAATTTAATACTACCTTTGGAGTTATTGCTGATGCATTAAGTGGTGCTAATAGAACAGTGAAAGGCCAAGAAAACCAACAAGCTGCAATAAATGCCAAAAGAAAAAATGTATATCCTACGACTTCATTATTTTCCGGAACTTTCGATAACATCAATAATGCAGTAGCAAATATAAATTCTCAACTAGGAGGTTTATTTTCTTATAATCAAGCTGGAAGCGACATAGACCCTACAGTAGGATCTGCGTTTGAAGCTATTAGTGTACAGACATTTGTCTTAAAAGATTGCGAATTCGATTTTTTCAGTGAAGCTCCAGGATATTTGGACAATGTCTCGGTGAAAGAAATGCCAGAAGCTACTCATAAATTTAAGATAAAAGTTGGAAAAATAAGAAAAACCTCATCATATTCATTTGATAATTACGTCATATCAGAGTACGCTAAGTTTTCTAAGATAGATCCAAATACTATACCTAAATCTGATTTAAGTAGAGGAGTTCCGATGTCAACTTCTGATGCATATTTTGATGAAGTAAATTATAACGTGTTAGAAGATCCTACTTACTATGCTGCATTAAGAGAGAGTATATTTAGCACTGATTCTGCAACACCAAATAAAGCTACTGCTGATGCATATTCTTCAGCCGCTAAAGATTCAGAGTACTTAAGAAAAAAACCTCTAGAAAGACTACTAGGTGGATTAATACAAAATGCAGTAGGTGGAATAAATAACAGCATAAATGCTGCTCTTGGGGATTTAACTGGTGGAATACTGGGAATTAAACCGTTAGGTAATGTTTATGGAGATAGACAATTTTTAGCCAATTCGGCTAGAGAATTGAATGGATTCTTACCTTCTTCTAATCAATTAGGAACTAATAGATCTGCTGGAGAAACTTTAAGAAACATCAATTTCCAAGCGCTTAATATAGATAAAACTGCGCCGACTGGAAATCTATTCGGCCAACCTTCTAAACCACAAGAACTTACTACTAAAAATGTATATAAAGGAAGTTTGGCGCAAGATGCTTCTGCTACAGTAGATAATAACATTAAATTAAAAGATAATGTATTTAGTGGAATAGTAAATATTCCAATGGGAAATTCAGGTAAAGAGAACGTGTTTAGTCAGCAACAATTTGTTCATACAGAAGGAATCAATAAAGACAATAACGTATACTATCAAACTCCGAAATTTCCTACTGATCAAGTAGGTAAAGAGAATGTTTTCGATAATAATCTTCCAATACCGAATCCAAATGATGAAATAGGAAAAGCAAATGTGTATGGCAGTGGAAGTAATCAGAAAAATCAACAATTTGCCGCAGCAGATCAAATAGGAAAAGCTAACGTATTCAATAAATAATTATGGCAGAAAGATCATCATTTCAACAGTATCTTAACGAAGACAGTCTAGATTCTACTATCTGGGTAGGAGAAGTAGTGGACAATAATGACCCGGATTTTACAGGCAAATGTCGTGTCAGAGTTTATGGTAAATTTGATGGTACTGTGGATATGGATAATCCTAAAAGCCAGTATTCTATTCCAGATTCGGATATCCCATGGGCTTATCCTGCAGGAAGCACAATATTCGGCGGAGGGAAAGATAAGGGTGCAGGATCTTTATCAGTTCCTAAAGTTGGAACTAAAGTTAAACTAGTATTCAGTGGAGGAAATGTATATGCTCCTGAATACGTAGCTATACAAGATCTAAATACTGCCGTTGCTAACGAGATAAAAGATTCTTATCAGAACGCACACGTTTTATTTTTTGATGAAGATGAAAGAGTTAAAATTGTATATACGCCAGCAAAAGGGTTAGAGTTATTTCATAAAGATTCTCATATTGTAATTAATCCTGATTCAAGCATTACTATTGAACATAAAGAAACAAAATCTATCATAGAATTAGTTGGTCCAAACATAAATGTCACAGCTAATTCAACAATAAATATCACAGCTAATTCAAAAGTCCAGTCGGAAGCTTCAGAGTGCGTGATGAATGGGACCAGTGTTACTAAACTAGGTCCATCTCCTACATATTCAGGAGTTTTAGCTGAACCATTATGGACATTTTTGAAAATGATGGCTTCTGCTATAGATGCCAAATTGCCATCCACTCCAGGAGTTTTGAGTTCACAAGCTTCTAGTTTCGAAAAACTTTCAACTTCTAATAACGTTAAACTTTCTTCGTAATGTCAGAATTTCATGGTTTAGATTGCGAATGCTGCAAAGAAAAAATCCCTCAGGTACAAGAGATTGTCGATGAAATGCATCGAATAATGGGACCTAGTGATCTTAATGAATCACAAAAAGTTCTTGCTGAATTTGAATCAGTAACAGACGCTGAATTTGGAGGTGAACTAAAAGAGCTAGTAGCTATCTCAAAAGCATTTTTTGCAATTCCATGGGAATCAATTTCAGTTGAAGATCTTAAACTAGATGATGAGAATAAAAAAGCTGGCAAATTTCTTGTTAAAGATTTGTCAGATGTACCAGGATTAGATGTAACTAAATTATTAGATCTTAGTAAGTTTAATCTTTCATTTTTAAACTCATTAAAATTTTCATTGTCAGTTCCAACTATAAAGGCTGAATTAATCATACCTATTCCATTACTTAGTGTTGGAATGAAATTTATGGTTTCCAGAAAAGATTTCTCTTTTATGCCTATTTTAGATCTTGGAATAAAAACTAGAGCTCAAGCAATAGAAAAATTGAAAGGAGTTAAGTCTATTCAACCGATATCATCTGCTACTAAAGTAGAAGATGCAAAGAAAATTGCAAGAGAAAAATACCCTTTGTCTAAAGAAGTTAACGAAGCTATAAATTCTTCACTGAATACTTTAGAACTGATGGATAAACTAGGTTCACTAGGGATTGCTCTTTACGAGGAAATAGATATACAAGCTCAAGTTCAAGGATTCATAGACAGAGAAGATGCTTCATACAATGCTCCAGTATATGACGATCCAGATTGTGGTAATCCAGGAGTTAATCCTGCTCCATTTGATGTTAATGAATTGACAGAAGTAGAAAAAGACTGTTGTAGTGAAGATCGATCTCCTATCATAGATACTACTCCTTATGATACTATAGAAAAACAACTAGATCAATTAAATACTCCGTATGTAATTGATGAAGCTGCAATGTTAGCAGATCTAAATTTATTCTTAGCTGATACTAATGCAGCTAATGACTTATTAAAGGCGTGTGCCACAGAGAAAGCTTATGCAGTAAATAACTATTACTGGTTTTTAGAGAATGCGTTTCTCAATAACATTGTCTTAGAATATGTAACAGAAAGGTACAAAACTTATGACTATTTTCAACACAGATCAGATGAATTACAAAAGGAAAAAGAAAGACTCGGTATAATAAAACAAAAAGGAGCTACTCTCATCCAAGAAGTAAAAAATAGAGGTTGGGGAAATTCAACATATTTTACTAAAGCAGACTATGACGCAGCATTAAATGTTGTAACCAAAGATGTTACAGAAGTGGATGATAAAATATTGAAAAATAATCAAGAGATAGCAGATTGGGGCTTATTTGTCTCGCAATTAACATCTGAATACCTTCCTATTTATACTGCTAATGATGCACAAATTTTTGCTATTAATGATCCTATTGGAGATAAATTTAAAACAATACGTTCTAAATTTTCTATTGGAACTAACCCTGTAACAGATCAAGTTGGATATGAAGCTGGTTCTAAATTTAAGCTTAGAGTTTTCCCTTTTATCATGGACGAGTGCAAAAGCCTATTCGCAATAAACTCTCCACTTTCAGGTGAAATGTCTGATTATCATAAAATGCTTGATTTTAGAAATGGTGATTTAGCAGACAAGATATGGAATGCATTCTATTCTTACAAACGAATAGATACATTTTTCACTTATCAAGAACAAGGGTTTAAATCTCCAAAACCTCAGTATAACGACAAGGGTGAGCCTCTTGGACCTACTGATAAAATAAAAGTTAAAAGCGCAGTAGGAGATGAAATAGAACAGAATGTTCCTAAAGATGCATTAAATCTAGAGGTTGACATTGAAGTTGCCAAAGTTTTTTGGCCAAATCTAGAGAACAGTATGAAAGAAAAAGTCAACCTGTTTCTTGTAGAATATACTCAATCAAAAATTTATACAGACTATATAGCACATATCAAAGCTGCTGCTAGAGAAGATGCAAGATTTGCCTTTGCCACTGGAACTTATTATGGTATGAGAGGTACTAGTTCAGGAAGTACGACTACAACTGTAGCCACAAAATATTCAGTTGAGAAATTTGATGCATACCTTAAAACTACTTATACTGCGTTTTCTAAATATCAAAATCTTCTCGATAAAAAAGTTTCTGACTTAGATATTTTCATAAAAGAAAAGAATAGATGTATAGCTGAACAAGAGCAAGCAATCATAGATCTTTCTCAAGCTTACGCAAGAAAAATGGGTACTCCGCTAAATTCTCCACCTGAAAAAACAGATTGTTGGAGTAAACTAGGGTCAGACCCTGTAGGAGTCGGTCCCGGTAGCGATTGTCCGGGTATTACTAAAAATTGTTATTGGCAACAGTATACTGACATTATTCAACAAGTTAGTTTGATGCCTATTCCAGATGATGTTTCTACTGGACAATTAACTAGAAGATTATTCAGATATTATTCAGTAGCTATACAAATACCCGTTCCTTCTCCTGCTCCAGTAGTATTACCTACATTGGCGATGGGTATTCCAGACCCTATGATAAGTATACCCATGCCTCTTATATGGAAACACATCATATCTATTAATTCTCCAATAGGATTATTTGTCATCTGGATATCAATATGCGGTCCTATTCCAGGGCCTTTCATTATGTATGTAGATGAGAATGTAGATCCATGTTTCTTAGTATCACCAAAAGGCCCTATTGCTATACCTGCAAGGAAATTATTAGTTCCACCTACAGATGATATTGCACTCATAGATTTTCTTCCTATAAAGTCTCTATTTAAAGTTCCAATAGAACTTCCTGGATTTTCAAAGCTCATAGGAGGACTTAATTTCAAGAGCACAAATCCAGACAGTATAGATAATTTTATCGGTAAAATACAAAGTAAAATTAAGGCTGCGTCTGACTCAATAAAAGCTGAAGATCCGTGGACAATAGAAGGAGTAGACCCAAAGAAAATCAAGGAATTAAGAGCTAAGATAGATAAAGCGATGAGGAATTTTCCTCCCGATATTGATGCAGTACAAGAGGGCTTAGATATAATATCGAAAGCAATAGATAAAAAAGTTGATGGATTAAAGATAAAACCTATAAAGTTTCCAGTTAATCCAAAAAAGATGTTACTTCCAATTATTGGTCCTGCTGAGTTCATGGAAAGTGTCAATAAGCTTATTGATGCTGGAACAGAGCTTGCTGAAATTGGATTAGGTGTTCCTATGATCTCATTGAGAAAGAAAGTTAAAATATTAGTAGACAGGGAATTAGATTCTCCTGAAATAAAAGCTAAATTCTTAAAAATTAATGAAGATATTGCAGCCTTTGAATCTAAACTTAGAATATCTGGTGGTTTTGACGAAAAGGAAATAATTGAAGAAAGAGCTAAGCTATTAAAGGATGCAATGAAAGCACCTCTACAAGTTGTAGCAGACAAGATAACTCCTGAGATGCTAGGATTCATTGCGATGATAACTATTCCTATACCTTTGCCGTTTCCATGCTTTGAAAATATAACTATAGAGCCATTTCCGCCCTATATACTAGCACTTGTTGCTGCAATAAAGGCATTGCCATCTTCTATAGATGCATTGCCAATAGAACAGGTTGCGGGCCTTTTATCCAAATTCATAGATCTTTCACAATCTTTGCCTAGAATAGAAGATGCTATATATTTTATCATTCAATCATTCTTGGCAGTAGTGCCCGATTTATCATTTCCAGACCCGATGTGTGCTACACAGTTTAAACAATTGATAATGGCATCTATACAAAATCTATTTAAAATAAAAATACGTATGCCACATCCTGGTATACCGCAACTTTCTATACCACCAGCATTGATTAAAGATGCAATTAAGAAAGCAGTAAAAGTAGCATTTGCGGCTTTAACTTCAATGGTTATTAAAGAGCTTAGCACTGCACTAACAAATGGGGATTTTGTAAAAGTTTTAGCTGTGGCTGCGATAATAAAGGGAATATTTGGTACAGATCTTGCCAGTATTTCAGGTGAAGATATCAAATCGTTCATAACATCATCATTAGACGCAGTAGATGCTCAATTAGAAAGTATAAAGAACATGATACCTAACATACCATCTCTAGATTATATGAGTATCAAAAAAACATTATTCCCAACATTGCCGCCAAAGCTTAAGCTCCCGTGGTTAGTAGACGGTCCTTTTATGGAAATATCTACTGAAATGCTTATTGAATTAGCAACGCCTCTTCTTCAGACTTTAATAAAAGTTCCGTTGCCGTTGCCATTAGCTCTTATTGGAGCTTCACAACTACCAGGAAGACTTGTTTTATCAAAACTTCATCCGTTTTCTCCTAAAGAAATTTTACCCTCTTGGGAAAAAATGTCCACGAAAAATTTACCGTTTGTGATTTGGTTAGATCAATTTGTAGCAACGGCACAAAAACAATCTGGTATATGCAGTGATTATGTTATACCATATTGGCTTCCTGACGCATAGCAAAAAATATTTACAGATATATACAACTTATTCAGAATTATTGTTTCACCCTTCTAAAAACCTAATATGGCAAAAAAATTAAAAGAGAACTGCGAAATCATCAAAACTAAAGGTGACAGTTCAAAAATTTACTGTCAAGAGTCTTATGCACAAGAACTCTATGACTTAATGGATGGTACTCATGTAGCTAAAAAGGATTTATCCCTTGGAGATATCCTAAAAGTAACAGACATGAAGACCCAACAAAATGGCGAGGTAGAAATTACCTGCGACAATTATGAAACTTTATATTTCTCTGTTCAAAAGGAACGAAAATATTTAGAATTATTGGGGCTTAATGAATTTAACTTTGGCTCATGGGTAGATTCTGGAGAATGTAAAGACTATTTCCAGAATAGAAAAACTTATGTTTCTGTTGAAAATGTTTCAACTAGAAAAGGATCTATGTACTCTGCACACTTAAAAACTATCGCAAGAGAGTTTAGAGAGCAGATATCGAAGCCAACATCTGCGTATGTTGCTAAAGTATTAAGTAAGAATCAAGGTGGATTCTTAGTAGAAGTTCAAGGAGTTAAAGCATTCCTTCCAGGATCGTTAGCTGCGGCTAATAAAATTGTCAATTTTGATGATTATATTGGTAAAGAAGTTTATGTTATGATTGAAGACTATTTGGCGCCGTCAGATATTTTTGTAGTCTCATACAAGAAATATCTGGACTACATTCTTCCTAGTAAATTAGGAGAATTAGAAAGAAACCAATATTTAACAGGTAATGTAACAGGAACTTCTAAATTTGGAGTATTTGTTGAATTCAATGAAATTTTCACTGGATTATTACACGTTACAGAAATGTCTCCTGAAACCGCAGATAAATTCCATAAAGGAGAATTTAGATCAGGCTCTACTATAGAAGCTTGGTTAAAAGACATTAAGGATAACAAACTTATTCTTACTGAAAATGATCCTTCTATCAGACAGAGTGAGATGGAAGAATTTAGAGAAAAGGTAGAAGGCAATATGCATTCAGCTACTATTATTTCTATCAAACCTCATGGAGCATTAATGGAAATTGAAAAAGGAGTTTTAGGGCTTCTTCCTATCAAGGAAATGAAAAAATCTGGAAAAAGGTTAGAAGTAGGTGAATCTATTGAAGTATTTATCAAGAAAGTAGATACATCGAATGGTAAAATCTACTTGACAATTTCTGAAGAAAAAGTTGCCGCTGAATAATCTCGGTTAAAACTTAAACTCATACAAATGGGAGAAGATATATAGAAAAAGTCTTCTCCCATTTTTATTGCGGAGAGAATTAAAAAAAATATCGGTCAATGACTAATATTCAACAGCGCTATGAAATGCTAAGCAGTTCAAAAGTTGGCATGGAATTCGAATTTTTTACTGAAATGACACCTCAAATGGTGTGTAAAAGTCTCTCTAAGTATTTAGGAAAGAAGATTATAGTTCCGGTGAAAATTAAAACGCTTGGTCAAGAAGAAAAAGGTGCATATCACTCTGATGTTGAACCTACTGCTACTATGTTCAAACTTGAAAGAGATTTTAGTGGCGGAAAAGACATGTACGAAATGATAACCGGCCCTCTTGCATACGAGGAAGCTAGAATAATCATCATAAAAACTTTACAGTGGATTAAAGAAAACGGATGGACAGATCAAAAATGTGCTATTCATTTGAATGTAAGTTTTAATGAATTTAGATCTAAATTAAGAGAACCTCTTATAAATCTAAATGTGTTAAAATTTATCTTGGGATTTGATGAAGAATTCATATACTCAAGATTTCCTAGTAGACGTGATAGTGTCTATGCTAAATCTATATACAATTTTTATCCACAGAGTAGATTTATATTTTTCGAAAATCCCGAGAATGTAGACAAGAACGATTACATTCTTCCTCATGAAAAATACTATGGAGTAAATTTTACTAAATTGCCAAAAAATTATTTGGAGCTTAGATATTTAGGCGGAGCTCAATATGAAACTAAAACTTACAAAATATTGGAAGTTTTAGATTATTTTATTTCTCAATTATACTCTACTCTTCAACAAGGAGATTCATATACTCCACAAGAAAAAGAAAAACTATTCAAAATACTGAAGCCTCAAAAGAATGCAGTAAGAGCATTCTCAGATCCTGAAAAATTCTTATTGACTTATCCAGAACTGAGTGTTACCGTAGATATGAAAGGTGATATTGAAATTCTTAAAGCTTTTTGGACTGTATTAAGAGACAAACTATTCTCTTTGATAGTAGATTCAGGTTTAACAAAAGGCCAATTTAATTTAGATAATGATGTATCAATTGCTCAGTTGAGAAATGGAGTAATGAAAAAAGCTAACAATGTAGAAAATCTTGAATTATTTGATTGTGAAATAAGTGGAACAATTTACCAGTGCGATTTGTACAGATGTACAGTTAAAAGTAGCAGATTATCTAAATGTAAATTATTAGAAGTTTGCGAGTTAACTAACAGTAGATTAGAAAACACCTCAGTTATGCCAGGAAATGTTCTCACGGATTGTTATGTCAGTAATCCTTTAGAAATAATTGATGGAAAAATGATCGGTGGAGTTATAAGAAGAGGGATAATTGGAAAAAATGCACAGATTTCTAAAACTACTCTAATTATAAATGCACAAGGATCTGCTAAAGGTACTGATAAGAAAGACAGTGAATCTTACATGGATGCGTTCACAAAAAATAATAAGCAATAATGACAAAACAAGAATTAGTAGAAACGGTACAAAGAGAACTGGATTCTTCGTTTGCTTTACCTTCTCAACTACAACCTTCTGAAATAGAAAGACTTATTGATCAATGTTCAATTTGGTTTTACGAGAATTATAGAGAAGCTGTAGAAACACAGATGTATGTAATGAAAGTTAATGAATTTCAAAAAACCGAATTTCATAAGACTAGGACTATTACTATGCCCGAATGCGTGGTTTCAGTTTTTGAATGTAAAGAAATGTCAGGTGCAGGACTTATCGGAAGTGTAGATAGAGATTTTGCAGATAATAAACTGGTTGCTTCAGAAATTTATTTGTCTCCTTTTACTGGAGATAGTTTAGTGTTTAGAACAGCTCAATATCAATTTTACGATTTGACCAGAGCATTTTTCTTAGAATGGATTCGATATGACTATAACAGAAGAACGAAGAAGCTCAAAATTTTAGGTAGAAATCCAAATAAAGATGTGATGTTTAACACTTATGTAAAAATACCTGATGATAAGCTATACGAAGATTACTATTTCATTAGATATATTACAGCAAAATCTAAAATATCTCTCGGTAGAATGCTAAGTTTCTTTGATTATAATCTTATGGGAGGTATAAAAGTTAACGCACAAGATATCAAGGCTGAAGGAGAAGCTGAAGTAGAAAAGATAGAACAGGAGATTAAGGATCAGGATAGTGCAGATTATTTCATGGTTTGGTATTAATATCGTGTTCTATGCCATTATACATGAGATATATAGAAAAAGTAAACTATAGATGCTAAAAGAACTATACATGAGAGATCCATCTGATCCTCTTTATATTGCAAACATATTAGAACAATCTAGTGAAATTGAAACTTTACTGGGTGAAATAAGAATGCTTCTATTCACAAAACAGGGTGATGTATTAGGAGCATATACATTTGGATATAACCTTGAAGACAATCTATTTCTCTTTAATCTAAGTGAAACAGAGCTAAGAAATAAATTGTTAGAAGCTATACTATATTATTGTCCTGATGCTTCTAATCATGCAGTCGATGTAGCAATTCAATTTTTTAAAGGATCCGTAAGAGATATCTGTCTTATAGATATTTACATAGATAGCCAAAAATTACTAGGGGTAATAGTTAAATAATGAGTACATTTTTCGATAAAAGCAAAATACAAGCATCGTCACTATATAATCAAACGTATGATTATGTGACGACTAAGTTTTCTCAAGCAGGAAAGATTTTTACGCTTTCTAGTGCATATGGGCAAATTCTATATGTGTTATCTAATTTATCTTCAATGATATTATTCTATATTGAAGATAGCATAACGGAGTTAAATATACTCACTGCGTCAAGAACTCAAAGCATACAGGGTCTTGCTAGATTAGCAGGTCATGATGCAACTAGAGCTATTGCTGCAACTGGTGAGATTATGTTTAAAGTAACTTCTATTCCGGAAATACAAGGTACTCAAATAATTATACCGAATTTTTCTAGAATAAAATGTGTAAACACAGGGAAAACGTATACACTTGTACTGACAGAAGACCAAATTAGATTAGGGTTTGGCAATCAAATATACTATGGTCAAGTTGTTCAAGGAGAAATACAAGTTCAATTTTTTACCGGAACTAACTCACCTTTACAAAGTTATACTGCAGTAACACGAGGAAGTGTATTGATAGATAATTTCTTTGTAAAAGTATATGTCAATGGTGAACAATGGAAAAAATACGACTCGATATACGATATGCCTAGAAACAGTAAAAGTTTCTTAGTAAAAACCGGGATTGCTGGAGGGATTGATGTATATTTTGGAAATGGAAATTTTGGAATGAATCCTCCATCAGGCTCTGAAATAAGAATAGAATATTTATTGACAAGTGGAGAAGGAGGAAATGTAAGAGAAGGAGAAGATATAAGTTTCCAATGGATTGATTCAGGATATAGTTTAACTGGAGAAGAAGTTGATCTTAATCAGCATCTTTCAACTGATATGAGTAAATTGATAACATTTGGAAGTAATCCAGAACCAACTTCTCTTACTAGATTAATTGCACCAAAAGTTTCTAGATCATTTGTTCTAGCAAATCCAGATAATTACATCATATTTTTACAGAAGTTCAATTATTTTTCCATTGTAGATGCGTATACTACGTTCGATGATCAATATCTAGATGACGACAATGTAATCTATTTGTTTCTCGTTCCAGATATCACTAAAAGATTAAAGTCTAATGAAACATATTTTACTGTACCAAGTACATATTTCAGTTTAACTACTCAAGAACAGAACAAGGTAATCGATTTAATAGAATCATCTGGATCAAAAATAGTTACTACAGTAGTAAAAATTACGCAACCTGTTATAACTAAATACGTCATGAATGTTTCATTAGTAGTATTCGAAGGGTATTCTCAAGATGTCATAAAGCAGACTATAGTTTCTCAATTATCCAGTTATTTTCTAAGCGTTAGACGTAGAGATTCAATACCTTCTTCCGATTTAGTAAAAATTATAGAAAATGTAGAGGGAGTAGATTCTGTAAATGTTAACTTTGTTTGTGAAGCTAATGAAGTATCTAAAACAGCAAATCCTGTCGCAGAAACTATCGGTTTAGATGATATGGGAGATATTGTAATAGGCAAAAATGAATTGCCTATCATTAGAGGTGGTTGGAAAGATAGAAATGGAATTTCATATTCAGATGGAATTTTTGCAGATAAACCAGGTTCAGTTAATATAGTAATTAAAAAGACTTCTAAACTAGATACTAATGCATTATTATTCCAAGACAGTGTAAATAAAATAATGAAATCATAATGAACCAGAGTTTATACGAAAAAGCAAATAACAGGCTCACGCGCATTAAAAATACAGGGTTTGATTATGAGGGACATATTTTTGAAAAAACTATGTCTCCATATCTGTTCACTGATCCAAATAGAAGAGATATTTTGAATAGCTACGAAAAGATTGTCTTTTTTCTAGTAGAAAAGGTTAAAATGATAAAAACTTTTTATAATTATACAGTACCAAAGGATTATCGAAACTTAAATTAGTAATTAATGATACCAACATTTAATAGTACATTTGCTCTACCATTTGGAAATAATGGACTAACAATATTAAATCACCGAACCTTTAATAAGTTTACTCGTTTTTTCGATAAGCTAGGAAATGACATGAATCTTTCTGTCGAAACTACTGCATTAACTTCACTGTATGATGGAACTACTGTAATACAGGAAAGCTTTATTGGAAAAATATTTTTTCCTAAAATATCGATAGGTCTCATAGAATCTCAACAATTATTTCTCTTACAGGAAGTAACTGGTCCTGCTCAAAATTTTCAGCTTAGAAAGATTAAAGGCACTGCAGTATTAATAGGAGGAAATTCTACTATATCGGGAATAGATTCCGATTTTTCCACTTTACAAATAGGCAATACTATAAAAATAATCGATGATGACTATACTGTAACATCGCTCGGTGGAACAAGTTCATTCTCAGTTTCACCTACACCGTCATCTTCAGTAGAAACACAGGATATCTATCTATATGATTATATTAGTTTAAATGAATTGAGATCTACTCCTGGATCTACAGGAAAATTGACTATTTCTTTGGAGAGCCAAGAAGAATTTTTCTTATACAGTGTTAATTATTCAGAAGATATTCCAATAATTGAGAAACATTACTCCGCTGATTATCAGATAGTAGATGGATCATCTGATGCAGTCGATCCTTTAACTGGAAGAGTCATAATACCTGATGTGACAACAATTCCTACACAGATAAATATTGGGTTTTCTTCTGGTGCTACTGCTACATATGATGAGATATATGAAAGCAACCTAGTAATATACTCTGATCAATCAGGATATGAAACATTGTTAGGTTCTACAGCAAATCCATTACTTCCGGGATCTACCTATGTAACAATAGCTGGAACAAATCATGATTTCTACAATAACACCACCTTTTCATTAGTTGGGATTACTGCAGGCGGAAACAATCCTTTCTATGAATCTAGTATTGAAGTAATAGAGGTAGGAGTATCGGGAACTGATACGTATGTAATATTTTCTTCGTTGATACATCCGAACTATTTAAACAATTACTCAATTTCTGATTTTAGACTTGTATGGAACAATTCAAATGTATTAGCAAATATTTCATTGTATGCAGAGACAGAATCTGAAGATGAGAGATTTAAGCTTGTGCTTGAAAATTTCGGAAAGAAAATAGATCTGGAAAATGAGTATATATTCAGAGAGTCCGATATACACGAAGATCTTCCTGACTATGATTTACTAAACAAGAAACGAAAAGAATTACTAATAGAGGGTGATAACATATATCCTTATATGGGATCCTATAAGGCACTTATTAATATCATCAATTTTTTCGGTTATTATGATCTGAGAATAAAAGAGTATTTTTTAAATGTTGATGCCAATTCTGCTAATTACAAAAAGTATATGCATGTTTTGGTTCCAAAGGATGAAACACAAAGAGCTCAAGTTAGAGAAGCCTGGGAATTATTGCCTTCCAGTATTTACAAGAAAACTTCTCTATTTGGATTATTTTATGATATAAATAGAGCAACACCTGAGACAGACATTTATGGAATACCTCTAGTCGAAGATGCTTTCGATTTTTCTCCTGAAGAAGTTTTAATAAAACTATTTGGATTAAAAGAGCTACTGAAGAAACAATTTCTTCCTCTAAATGCTAGAATTTACGATATAACAGGAGAGGGTATTTATTTTGAGAGAATAAGAATTGACACTTGGTCAGATAGCTTAAACCATCTTGTGGTGAACTTGGGAAGAACACCTCAATACTCTATTTATCCAAATGAATATACTCATTTAACAGATATTAGAAGAATTGACAGGTTCTATATTGAAAAATTTACTGAGCAAGGTTTGACGGGGTTTTCAGACCAGATTACTGATAATCCGTACTTAACTGCAGCCTTTGAACAAGAACAGAATAATTACATAAATAATTATGCAGATGATTATTTTATAGGAGATCCTTTACTGCAGGGCAGTTACGATTTGTACAGTTATGCTAATTATTTACAAAATCCCTATGTGAACAATTTTGACTATACTTTACCAGTAGTTGATGAGATTTGGAACTTTATGCCTCCTGGTATAGCTAACCCCAATTTTAATAATATTGCAGCTAGACTATTTCCATTACCAGATGATGAAAACATCCTTTCAGGAGGTCCTGCACTATTAGAATCTCTATTCAGTATAACATGGGAAGAATCAGATTTTTCTTGGAAAGATCTTGGAATAATGGGTCCTAATGGCTCACCAATTAATATTAATCATTGGTCTTGGGAGTCTATAGGAAGAGGTGAATTTATAGATATGAGATGGACAGTCGAAAAACCTGGACCAGATGGATTTTTCTATGATTCAGGTAGACATAGTATAGATGATTTTAAAATTGAAGCAATTGGTGCAACTGTATTCTCTATTCCTGCTAGTATGTCTGTTACTATAAGTGGAGGCTCAGTGATAGACGTGCAAATCACCAATCCAGGGTTTGGCTATACATCTATACCAGATATCGTAGTGTATCCACCGGGTGGCGGTGGCACTGCTGCTACTATAACACCTGTCATAACTGGTGGATATGTGTCAAGTGTCACATTTACAGGAGGTTCAGGTTATAGTTTTACACCTTATGTGACAGTAGATCCTCCGGTTCCTCAATACGAAATAACAAATAGATATTTGCATGCAATTGCATTACCATACACTGGATTTTATGAAGTTGCTCTATATTTATACGATATAACTAATGGATTCTCTGTGAACTTCCAACAATATGAAGTTAGATCCTGGAATGTGGACTTTGTTTCCATTCACAGAAAAGAAACTCCTGAAAGATCTTGGGCAGATTTCGATATACCAATACCATCTACTCCGGAAACTTTTAACTTACCTCCTCGTAAAGTTAATTGGTCTGAAATTACAGGGCCTTGGTACTATCCAATGCATACTAAATCTAACTGGGAAGATGCCAAAACTTCATGGGAAAGTTTAAATTTTTCTTCTTATAAAGGAGATTCATTATTTGAATATAGTTTAGATACGGAGATAATAAGCATAGACAGGGATAACAACACTGTTACAGTTTTGAATGATCTCACATCCGATTTGAATAATGGTAGTGTACTAAATGTAGGAGATTACCTATTCTTTACCAGAAATGAGTCTGAACACATTAAAGACAATTTATTTATTCCACAGTATTGCTTTAGTAAAATGATATTAGGAAATGATGGTATAAATGCCGATGTGATTGCAGCAGTTTCAGGAATAACAGGTTCAAACATATTAACAACTACTATAGACACCTCTGGATATGTTACTCCAGGAGATCAAGTGTATATAGAAGGATATTGGTACACATTAGTAACCGCAGATGCTACTACTATCACATTAGATACGTCATTAATTAATGCTGCAAATTCGGTATTTTTACCAGTCTATACACAAGATTTAGATATTCCATTGTACATATCTGAAGATTTTGACTTGGGATATTTTTCTAGAGTCCTAATCAGTGATGTATATAATATAGATAGTATAAATCCTCTTACAGATTTCTAC